GGAGTACAAAATTATGGCATCAACTTATACGGCTCTCGGTGTAGAACTAATGGCAACTGGTGAAAACGCCGGTACATGGGGAACAAAAACTAACACCAATTTAAATATTATAGAACAAATTTCAGGTGGGTTTACACAACAAGCATTAACAAGTGGTGGAACAGTTAATTTAGCTGTTTCAGATGGATCAACTGGTGCAACTCTTGCACACAGAATGATAGAGTTTACCGGATCATTAAGTGGTAATGCAGTTGTTACAATACCTTTAGATGTCCAAACTTTTTATTTTTTAAGAAATTCTAGTTCTGGAGCTTACACAGTACAATTTAAATATGTAACTGGATCAGGAGATTCATTTACTTTTTCTGCAACAGACAAAGGTGATCAATTAGTTTTTGCATCAGCTAACGATGGAACTAATCCTGATATTATAACTTTAGGTTTTAATGATGGTGATGTAACATTAACTGGAACACAAACTTTAACAAACAAAACTTTAACTTCACCTAAAATTGGGACAAAAATTGATGACACAAATGGAAATGAATTAATTAATCTTACTGCAACAAGTTCGGCAGTTAATGAATTTACTTTAGCTAACGCAGCAACTGGAGATGGTCCAATTTTATCAGCAACAGGTGAAACAAATGTTGATATAAATATTAATCCAAAAGGAAGTGGAACTTTAAAATCAGGCTCAGCTGCAGTTAAAATTGCAGGTAAAGAAACTATGTGGGTTCCTGCTTCAGCTATGTATGGAGCTACAACTAATGGTGCTGATCCACAACAAGTTGAAACAACAGCAACAAGACCTGACATGAAAGTTTTAGATTTTGATGCAGGCACAGATGAATTTGCACAATTTTCGGTAGCTATGCCTAAATCATGGAATGAAGGAACAATAACTTACCAAGTATACTGGACACCTGGTTCTACAAACACAGGTGATTGTATATTTGGTTTACAAGCAGTTGCGTGTGCCGATAATGATACTATTGACGTTGTTTATGGAACAGCAGTAAACGTTACAGACGCTGGAATAGGTACAGTTGAAGATCAACAAATATCTTCTGAAAGCGGTGCTGTTACAGTTGCAGGATCTCCTGCAGCAGGTGAGTTAACATATTTTCAATTATTTAGAGATGCAAATGCTGGTGGGGATACTTTCACTGCCGATGCAAGAGTGCTTGGCGTTAAAATATTTTACACTACTGATGCAGCTAACGACGCATAAGGAAAATAAAATATGGCAAGTTTTGGTTATCAAGTTTTAGGATTTGGGGCAGGTGGAGAAGTTACTGGTTTAATTGAAGCCACAGGTGGATGTATTACTTGTTCTGGAGTTTATAGAATTCATAAATTTACAGGAAACGGAACTTTTACAGTATCTTCAGTTTGTGCTTGTTCAACAGGTAACGTAGATTATGTAGTTATTGCTGGTGGCGGTGGTGGCGGACAAAATCACGGAGGAGGTGCCGGCGCGGGAGGTTTTAGAGAAGCTCATGTTTGTGCTACTTCAGGACCTTATTCAGCTAGTCCATTAGCTGTTTCTTCATCTATTCCAATTTCTGCATCCCCAGGATCATATCCAATTACAGTAGGTGCTGGTGGAGTTGGGGGAACACCAGGTACACAAAATTCTACAAATGGATCTACTTCAACTTTTTCTACAATTTCAGGAAGCGGCGGAGGTCGTGGAGGCTCACAAGATTTAAATGAACCAGGACAAGCCGGAGGATCCGGTGGTGGTGGAGGAACTACTACTAGTGGAACAAAAGGCGCAGGTTCTGGAAACCAAGGTGGATATAGTCCACAGGAAGGACACAGTGGTGGAACAGGAGCACCCCCACCAAATCCATGGTCAGCAGCTGGCGGAGGCGGTGCTGGCGGTTCAGGAACATCTGGAAGATCTGGACCGGGCGGTTCAGGTGTATCATCAAGTATTACAGGTTCTCCAGTGGGATACGCTGGCGGAGGCGGCGGAGGCGGCGATTCTGGCCAACCATCAGGAACAGGAACACAAGGTGGTGGAACAGGATATTATCCTGGTTCTCCAACTCCATCTCCAACTTATAGATGTGCCGTATCAAATGCGACAGCTAATACTGGCGGCGGTGGCGGTGGCGGAAGAGATCAAAATGCTGGAAACGGTGGTTCTGGAGTAGTAATAATAAGGTATAAATATTTAGCGTAATAATTATGGCACACTTTGCAAAAATATCTGAAGAAAATGAAGTTTTACAAGTAGTTGTTGTAGACAATAAAGACACAACTAATGGAAAAGGTGTTGAAGAAGAATTAGTAGGTCAAACTTTTTTAGAAAAACACAATAACTGGCCAGCTAATTTATGGATTCAAACATCTTATAATTCAAATTTTAGAAAACATTTTGCAGGGATTGGTTGTATCTGGCATCCAGATCATGATTTTTTTACTGGCCCTAAACCATTTCCGTCTTGGACTTTAAACACCACTGATGCAAAATGGGATGCACCAGTTGCAAAACCAGACTTAACAGCTGAACAAATTTCACAAAATGAAGCAGGTAGTCATTCTTGGGTATATAGTTGGAATGAAGATAATCAAGTTTGGGATCTAGCAAACATCAACGCTTAACTATAAATCTTTTTAAAAGTAATTGTTAATAAAAAATTAGAAGAAGAATTATTTTTATTTTTAATAAAATATTTTAATGAAGCTGGGAACATAACAAATTTATTGTTTTCTAAATCTACTTCCCATTTTAAACCTTTTCTAACATTGTCATCATAATCTATAACAATTTTACAAGTTTTTGGATCAATATTTACTCCGTATAATAAAACAAAATCAGGAGATTTATCTAAATTAGGATAATGCATTTCTAATCTTGGTTCTGATATTTGATTTCTTTCAAAAATATTTCCAAAAGTATGTTCAGGAATTAATTGAACATTATGTTTTAGTGACATAAAATCAGTTACAAAAGTTTTTATTTTGTCCCAAGTTCTAGAAAACAACAAATCTTTTTTTCTAATTTCTGATTGTAAAATTTCTCCACACAATTGATTTCTGTCTATTTCCCAATATTTAGGCATTTTTAAATCTCCATAATAAAGAGATGTTTCAGTTAATATTTGTTTTTTAATCATTTCCATGGGTAATCTTTTTTAAAATCTTCTGGTAGTCCTAGATGTGGTCTTGTATCAAACATATTTTTTTTAGATCCTTTTGTTTTGCTATCATTGTAATGTAAAAATACTTGTGCACATTCATTACCAGTAAATTTTTCTCGCCAATGTTCTAATGCACAACCAGAATAAATTAACATATCTCCTGGATTTAAATTTATTTTTGTTCCTTTATTTCCAATTACTTTATACGGCTCATCTTCTCGTGGTATGTGTGTATTTGTAGGATCTAAATATATAGGCCAATTATCACCACCAAGATTCATAGTAGTAGATACTTCACAACTAAACCTATCTTTATGTCTTTCAAGAACATCTCCTTTTTTATACATTCGGGTATAACTATACGCTGGATATAATTTTAATCCAGTTATCTTTTCCATTTGTTCGTGACATTTAATTAATAAAGTTTCCATTGCAAAATCAGCATAACAAGAATACGTTTCTGGAGCCTGCGGATCATTCCACACACCAAGCATAGTTTCAAACTGAGATATGTGTCTAGAATCAAAACAAGTTCTAGCTACTTGTTTTTTTAAATTTAAATAGTTATACAAAAATTCACTCAATTCTTTTGATATAACTTTTTTAACTACAGTATATTTATTTTTTTTAAAATTCATATTGTTCCTGTATATCAAAATTAACAATACAACGAATATTGTTTTGTGGTTGTTGAGCCGTGTGTTCAATGTCGCCATCAAAAATAACAAGTCGTCCTTGTTTTGGAGTTACTTTTTTTATAACTTTAGAGTTTTTTAAAAATAAAGTATCACCGTCTGAAGTAACTACATAATATAAATAAACTGTGTGGGGAAATGAAAGATCTTTGTGTGGACTATCATCACTAGTTCCATATTTTTTTAAGTTTAAAGGAAACTGTAGAAAAGACCTACATTGTATAATAGAGTTTTTTGTATGTGAATCAATAATTGGTTTAATTACATCTAGGTATTTACTATTAGTATTATTTTTTAAAACAAAATAATGAGACAAACCTGGTCGACCCTGATTTTTAACTCTTGAATCTGTTATATCAGATTGATAAAACCAAGGAAAAGTATTGTGTAACAAAGTATTAATAATATTTTTTTGTTGTTCTAAAGAAATACAGTTATCAATTATTTTTACTTTCATAATTTTAATATTCTTTCTGGGTTTAAACTAATATTTCCTGACACACTAATTCTAGTTTTGTTTGATAAATAAAAAGGATACACTGAATGCATTAATTTAGCTGGAAACAATAACATTGTTCCTTCATCTTTTGAACTTAATTTATATTGGTGAGTACATAATTGTCCTAACGAATTTATATATGCAAATTCAAACATATTAGGAAATGAATTGTTTGCATGTTTTACAAAAGGCAATTCTTTTTCTTTATCGTGATCAGATGGTATGGTTAACCATATAACAAAAGAATAAACTCCACTATGATCATGCAATGGATTAAACTCATGTTTTTTTTGAAAGTTTACCCACATTTTATCTAAAATAAATTCACAATTTTTAGTTAATATATGTGGTACATAATTTGTTGAAGGAGTAAAATCATGTTGAAATTTTTTTATAGTAGGAAGTATTGTATTAATAAAAAACCAATTATCTTTGTCGTTTAAAACATAAGAACTATCAATGTGTCCAACAAGATTATTATTCCATTTTTGGTCTTTATTTTTAATGTAACTATTAATTCTTTCTAAAACTTTTTTAGAAAGTTTTTGTTCGATAAAACCTACGTTATTAAAATTTATACTTTTCATTGACAATTAAAACTTATAGTTATTCTTTTTTCTTTTTTATTCATATTGGGTCTAACTTCATGCCACGACCAAGAAGGAAACAACAACATGTCAAAAGTTTTTGGAAAAACATCATAAACACTTGAATTGTATTTATTATAATCAGTAATTAAATCGGACTCAACATACAAACCTATGTCTTTATTAACATTAAATCTTATAGGTCCACTATGTTCTTTTGGAATTTGACAATAAAAAGCACCAGAAACAATGCCATGGGGGTGAATGTGTGAATGGTTATAATCTTTATATCCATTTACATTTAACCACATATTACCTAAAGATAAATTTTTTTTAATTTGCATAACATCTTGTGCAAAAATATTTGCTTTTTCTTCTATTATATCTTTTAATAAATTTAAAAAAGGATCTTTTAAAACATCAAGATTTTCACTTTGATAACCTCCAACATTAGATCTTACTCTACCTATGTTAGTTAATTCATTTTTAATAAAACTATTCATTTGTTTTTGATGTTGTTTATTTAAATCTAAATTAGAGTATGCCAAAGGCATAGCGTGTAAATCTATTATTCTCATGTATCTATGCTTTCTGCTTGAACATTAAAATGTATAAATCTAAAAGGTTCTATACCAGCATCTAGTTTAAATTCATGTTCTAAAAAAGATGGAAAGATTAAAAACGAACCCGGTTGTGGCATAAAATGTACTAATTCAGTTCCGGTAGTCATTTCTGAATTTGCTTTTAATGGAAGTTGAGACATATGTTTAGCAACTCGTGGGTCTTTAAATATAGGATAAGAAGTTTTGTTAGAACATTTTAAAAAATAAAAACCTGATATATGTGTATTATAATGCACGTGTCCTTCATGATGACCACCACCTTTTGTAGGGAATTCTTGAACCCAAAGTTCTGTAAATTTTAAACGATATCCTTTAAGATTATACCCCATTTCATCTAATACTTTTACTGATTGATCTAATGTATATTTTTTAAATTCTCTAAAATTTAAATCGGGTAACAAGCTAACTGAGTGATGTGTTATACCAAAGTCACCAATTTTTTTACCTAAAAATTCTTGTCTTTCTTTTATGAATTCTTTGTTATTATTTACAGCAAAAGTAATGTATTGATCGGATGCTTTATTTAAAGGCTCAACCCATTCAGGTATATACCCACTATATATAGGTGAAGAAAAATAAGTAGATAAATTTAGTTTATTCATTATTTATACGGATATCCTAAATTCCAAATTACTAGAGAATGACGAACACCTCTTATTACTGGTTTAACTCGATGCCAAATAAAACTAGGAAAGACTACTATAGAACCTTTAGGTAGCACTTCATTACATTGTATTACATGTTTAGATTCATCTCTTAAATTTGGATCATATGTTCTAAAATCAAATTCTAGTTCTCCTCCTTGATATTCAAAAGGATCGGATAAAGAACATGTTACCGATAATTTTCTTATTTTACCAAATTTATTAACGTCATTTTTATCATTAAAAGGTTTAGTTAAATCATCCGAATGCCAGCCATAATATTGACCTGGTTTGTATTCAGTAAATTGACAGGGTTCAGAAAAATCTATGTCATAGTTCCAGCCAGCGTTTTTATTTGCTATTGCAATGTATGGTTTTATTTCTTTGTAAATCCATGGATCATTCATCCAAACAATGTCTGAATCTCTTTTCTTTTGAATATTTTTAATATCTTGTTGGCTTAAATCTTTATGTTTTTCACCAGTCTCACCAGTAATACCCATTTGTTTTTGAGTCATATTTCCATAACGTCTAACATGATTACAAAATTTTGGGGTTAGTGCTTTTGAAAAAACCCAATAATGATTAGTTAAATTCATATGTATGTATTATCTATTTCTTTTCTATTGGTGATAATATATGACTTAACAAAAAAGTCAATAATATGGTAATAATAACACTACCAAATAAATAAAATATAGTATATCTTGAGTTGATTATATAATAGAAGGCAAGCATGCTACAAAAAATAGGTTTTTTACCAGGATTCAACAAACAAATTACACCGACAGGGGCTGAAGGACAATGGACTGGCGGTGCAAATGTTCGATTTAGATATGGTACCCCTGAAAAAATAGGGGGTTGGAATCAATTAGGTGATAGTAAATTAACTGGCGCTGCAAGAGGATTGCATCACATGGTTAATAAAACAGGTATTAAATATTCTTTAATAGGAACTAATAGAATTTTATATGTGTATACCGGTGGAGTATATTATGATATTCATCCATTAGTTAATCCATCAGGCACCGCAATCACCAATGCATTTAGCACGACTAATGGAGATCCAACAGTAACTATTACGTTCCCATCGCCACATAATTTTCAAGCTGGTGATATTATTTTATTTGGAGATACTTCTACATTTAGTACTATTACGGGGTCAAATTTTGGCGCTGCAGATTTTTGTGATAAAAAATTTATGGTAACAACTGTTCCGACTGGAACAACATTAACGATCACAATGCCTGGAAATGAAGGAGGAGCAGGAGCAACTACTTCTGGAGGCATAACTTATTTTCAATACTATCATGTAGGACCACCCGACCAAGTTGGAGTTTTTGGTTATGGTATATCTCAATGGGGTGGTTCAGTTACTAATCCACAAACAACAACTTTAAATGGAGCCTTAAATGCTGACTCTGCTGGAACCGGTGGTTCGGGAACAACGATTAACGTAGCAAGCACCACGGGTTTTCCTAGTTC